ATCAGATCCAGCAAACCAGCGCTTCGAACCTGACCACCAAAACCTATGTGGCGCTGGTGCTCGCCGCCATCTCGTAACGCATTCGGGATGCCCACCTTCCCATCCCTTTGCGGGCTTCCGCCGTCCGGTCTCACTTTAGAGGCCGGGGCGGAACGCCTCAACTGAAAGAATTTATGACCAACATACTGACCGCTGCACAGGCCGCTAATTTTCTGAGATCCACTGCAGATGACGCAGTGATGTTGCAGTTCCTGCCGTTGATCGATTCGTATTTGGAGAATGCGACCGGCCACGACTGGACTGGCGATGATCCGATCCACCCGACAGCCATTATTGCGGCTGGCATGCTGCTGACTTTTTGGTACGACAACCCGGGGCTGGTGGGTGTTGCACCGGAAACGGTCATGAGTCAGTTGGTGCAGTTGGAGGTCGAAGCGATTAAACATCGCAAGTATCAATTCGCCGGTCTGGCTGGTGCAGGATCGATCAAGCTGACAGGCGCGCTTAAAGGCGATCAGGTGATCAAGCTGCTCGGCATGTATGGAGTGAGCGGCGATCAAAAAGCAAACTTCGAAAGCGCGATCAGTGTCACCGATCATATCCAGCAAACCAGCGGCAGTGATCTGTCCGGTAATCTATATGCGGTTGTGCTCAAGAGTCCATTCGATGATGTGAGCGTGTGATGGCTGATTTTTCCGCTAATGCCGGTGACCTGCAGACGCGCATCACGTTCCAAGTGCCGACGATCAATAAAGATGATGGCGGCGCGCAAGTGCCAAGTTACGAAAATGTGGCAAGTCACCCGACTGTGTGGTCTGCGTGGGTCTACGATCATGGACAGGAGTCTGTGCAGGGCAATGCTGTGCAATCTGTACAGCGGGCAACTGTGACCATACGTTATCGCTCTGATGTGACCGGAGCGTGGCAGGTGGTAAAGGATGATGGGTCGAAGTGGGCGCTGATTTCTGAGCCTGAGAATGTTCAGGATCGCAACCGCTGGAGCGTGTTTCGCGTGGAGCGCGTGAAAGGCACTATCTGATGAAAGCCAGATGGAATGTCAAAGGCCTGGATGAATATCTTGAGCAATTGGTCGCTGCGGAAAAAGATGTAGACAAAGTTGTCAGCGATGTGCTGAACGAAACATCGCAATATGCACTCGGTACTCTGCTTCACTTTCTTTATGCGTCATCCGAGACTTGGACAGGCTCGACCGCCAAAACGCTTTTCGCGACGCCGGTCCAGATCGATGGGAATTACATCTATATCGAGATCGGCGCTGACGTCAAACAGGATCCGGCAGGTTGGTACAAGGAATTCGGCAGACCGAGCCAGGCAGCGGAACCATTTTTAAGACCGACCCTTCAGCTTTATCGCAACAAGGAATTGAAAAGGCTGATGGGAAAAGTTCTCGAGCAAATGGGATTGCCGACATCATGATCACTATTTTCGAGCGTGTTGAAAGTGCTCTTAATACATTATCGCCTGCAGTCCCGTATGCACTTTCGCCCTACAAGGGCACATTACCAGATCTATATATCGTTCATCAACTGATCAATTCGCCCGCTGTGAGTCACTTCGACAATGCTGAAGCTGCCCGCGACAATATTGTGCAGATCACGATCTGGAACAAAGCAGGATTGGCCGTGCTGCCTGATGTGGATACCGCCATGAAATCTGCTGGCTTTCAAAAAGGCGATATGCATCAACTGCCGCAAGACCCAGCCACTCTCCATTATGGATTGGCGATTGATTATCACTATTTTGAAGTTAGTTTGTAAAAAGGAGAAAACATCATGGGCTACACTGTTGTTAAGGGCGTAGACAAACTCTACTATGCCAAAGTTATTCAAGACGATGCTTTCGGTTACGTGGCTGACACTCCGGTGGCGTTGGCACCGATGAAGACGTCGGTGCAGACCCCAGCCGTGAACAGCAAAACCGAATATTACGACAATCAGCCGTTTTTGGTTTTGATGGCTGAGGGCGAGACCAAGATCAAAATGGATGTTACGCGGCTGCCGCTGAGCGTGCAGGCTGACATTCTTGGCAAGGTCTACGACTCGACCACGGACAGTCTGTATGACAACGGCTCGATCCCGCCGGATTGCGCGCTGGGTTTCCGTGCGAAAAATTCGGACGGCACGTATACCATGATCTGGTATTTCAAAGGAAAATTCGCGCCCTTCGTGGAAGAGGCGAATGCAGAAACCGATACGCCAGATCCCAAGGGCATCAGTCTCGAATTCACAGCAATCCGTACCACATATCAATTCGCCTTGAACGGTTCTGTCACTGACGCGACGAAGCGGCGCATCAGCACCAAGCAGGCCGACATGGCCACCTGGTTCAACCATGTGCAAGTTCCGACCAATGGCACGCCAAGTGCGTTGACCTGCACTCCGGCTCCGGCCGATGGCGAGACCGGTGTGGTTGCATCCATTGCGCCGACATTGACATTCAACAATGCGCTGGTGACCGGCACGGCTGGCATTTTGCTGACCGAGAACGATGGAACGATCGTGACTTGCACGATCGCCATTAACACGGCCAACAAGGTTGTCACCATCACGCCAGGCTCGAACTTGACTTCAGCCGCGAAGTATTTGATCACTGTGGCTGGTGCGAAAGATATTTACGGCCAGACGCTAACGAATGCGGTGTACGACTTCACCATCGCGTAAACCAATCTCAAACTGATCAACACGCCCGCGATTCATTTCGCGGGCGTGAAAATGGAAGGATGCCATGTTACTTACACCGATCAAACTCACGTTTTACGATCGTAAGACTCAAGAAGCAACCAAAGAATTTTCGCAGTCTGTCATTACGTTTGGAATGCTGCTGCGCGCTTCGCAGCTTTCCGAAATTATCGAAAGCGCGGAAAAGAAAGAAAAAAAGTGGTGGATGTGGTGGGAGAAAAACATCACCAAAGAGGAAGAGCAGATTAACGCCATGTTGAAACTGGTGGTTGATTTATTTGACAATCAATTCACGATCGACGAGCTGCGAGATGGCGCAGATGTTTCGGAAGTGGTGACAGTGCTGCGCTCGATCACGAGCCGCGCGACAAACATCATGACTGCAAACCCTACTCAGCCGCGCAGGCGGCATCCAGTGAAAAAGGATACTGGCTCCTAGATATCCAGTTGTATTTCGTGGAGGTCTGTCATTGGACGCTGAATGCGATCAATGAAACGGACATCGATCTTTTATTTCCGCTGATCTTGTATTCGTCGTGGCGGCGTTCGCAGAAAAGCGAAGCGCCTGGCAGGGAACCGGAACGGGAAGCGTATGCAGATCAGTTGCAGTTGTAGGAATTGCCAATGGGCGAAGCAGTAGATAAACTTTCTGGAAAGCTGGGAGTTGATACAAGCGACTTCAAAACCGGTATGGCAGCGGCCAACCGGGAATTGCGCGTTCTGGAAAGCGGCTTCAGAGCGAATACAGCGGCAATGGGCGATTGGTCGCAAAGTTCAGCAGGACTCGAAGCGCGCGCAAAATCACTGACCAGCCAGATCGACATTCAAAAATTAAAAGTAGCAGCACTGCGTGAAGAACATCAGCGCCTGGTGGATGAAAACGGCGCTAACAGCCGCGCAGCTCAGGACGCCGAGATCAAGCTCAACAAAGAAACTGAAACACTCGGCAAAATGGAGAACGAGTTAGGCAATACAGAAACACAACTGCAAAGCATGAAGGGCGGCGAGCAGGAAGTTGGAGAGAAAGCAGAACAGACCGGAAACAAACTACAGACGCTGAAGGGCGTGCTGCATGGCTTGGGTGATGCTACTAAAGTGGCAATCGCTGGAGTCGTTGCACTTGGCGCGGCCAGTATTGCAACCATCGCCATGATCACAGGACTGGTGACGGCATCTGCAAAAACAGCCGATGAATTGGTCACGCTATCCGATCAAACAGGTATTTCAACCACACGCCTGCAAGAGATGAAATACGCGGGCGATATCCTAGGCACATCGGTCGATACGATTACCAGCTCGATGGCCAAGATGACGCGCTCAATGGCTTCTGCGAAAGATGGCACCGGCGCGCAGGCGGATGCCTTCAAAGCGCTGGGCGTTTCGGTTGTCGATTCAAACGGTAACCTGCGCGACCAGCAATCTGTTTTTAACGACACGATCGATGCGCTTGGAAAAGTACAAAACCCGGCAGAGCGCGATGCGCTGGCGATGGATATCTTGGGAAAGAGCGCCCAGGAACTCAACCCGCTTATCAAAGCAGGGTCCGGGGAACTGGCGCGGCTCAGCGAAGAAGCGCACAAAAATGGCGCGGTCGTTTCCACAGAAACAGTCTCTGCGCTCTCCGCCTTGCAAGATCAAATGGATGGCTTGAAGAATGGTCTATCTGGCCTCGGCATGTCGATTGCGGGTGCGTTCGCTCCGTTCGCCAGCGACATCCTAACCAAAGCCACCGGCTATTTGCAGGAACTGGTGCAGATCATCAACAATCCGGATGCGAGC